ATGCGCTTATTTACAATATCAAGCGCTTTGGTGACTTTAGCGTACTCTAGCTCAAGATCAATTGTAGCTTTGCCGAGCGATGCACCACTAGCCATCTTTTTTACCTAGATTAGAAAATACGTTTAGGATCTGCTGGTCAATTTTGTTCTTACCAACAGGCTTTTTTAACAATTCAGACAACATGAAATCCGCAGTCTTCGGCTTTGATTTAGACATGTAAGAAACTACTATTGTAGTTAGTTGTGCCAGCATAAACTCGTTTATTTGGGAAGGGAAAGGGTTTGACTTTTCAAACGCGACCCAATGAGCAAACTCATCCCAACTAATATCCAGCTGAGAGACCGGAGTGTGCAGCGCCAAAGCAAGCCTGTATAGCGCGCACAATTCAGGCCTCTCGGCTAGTTTTTTTCGGCTGCCTCAATGCTTTCAGATAGACTTGCAAAAGCTGCAAAGTCATTTTCTTTCTCCGCTTCGATACCTAACAACGTCAGCCGTACACCACCAATATCAAGCTCCATCTTCTTTTTCTGCTGAACGGTATAAACGCTTTTCCCATCATCAGTAACAAGTGAAATTTGCACAAGTTTAAGAATCTGAGCTTCACGCCCTAAGCCTGAGACTTTAGACATATAGTCCAAAGCTTCAGACAAGTTCAACTTTCTAAGGTAGAAAGGGCCTTTCTTTTTTGGTAGAACTAAGTCAAGTTTTTTCATATGTTTTACGTAGAGAATGTGTAAGCGTTATCAACTTTTAATGTCATTGATACACCAATTGCGCCATCAACTTCCATTGACATCGACCAGTTAGATACCCGCGCTGAAAATTCGATTGTCTCTGCGTCAGACATTGTGATCCTGTAGTTGCTGGCAGTGTTGCTACCTACAGCATCTCGAAGAGTTTGGTGTTGAGTGTTGGTTTGGTCATAGTAACCTTCAATATTCACTTCGCCCGCATCTTCTAAGCCTTGTAGAAATTCTCTACTGGTGCTAGATAGATCTGTGACATCAATATCGTTTGCTTGAACGCCGCTAAGAGAGACGTTAGTAAGGTTTGCGATAGTCGTGTATACTTCTGGGGATGCGCCATTGCCAAGACCAATGGTACTGGTTTGGGCGCGAACTGCTGAGCTAGTCATGGTTTATTACCTTAGGTTGAAAAGTGGGCTATTGCCACAGAGAAATGTCCAAAGAGATTCGATACAATTGGGTCTCTTGTTCATAAAATGATATTGCTTGATTGTTCCCGACTGCCATATTTTCATCGACAGCAGTAAGTACAAGCGCGGAAAGTGATCGTGATTGAGCATAAGAAGTCGAATAACAATCAATCTGTATTCTTGTGTTTTCCAGTACAGACCTGCCACTAAACGTCTGCGGCTTAATAGCAGAAATCAATGAATAGACTATAAAAGGTTTTGCGGTTTCATCAGGCGCAACTTCTGGGAAAATCCTGTAGGTCTCAGGGCTTGAAGAATTAGAAATAACGGCAGAAACGTTTGCATCTGTTGACAAAGTAGTAAATAAGGTTTGCTCTACGGTCATGCTCTCTTAAGCCCTAGTTTTTTCCTAAGCGTTAGGATTGTCAAATTGATCGACTTATTAATATTCCGTTCAAATGCTGGACGTAAAAAAGGTCTAGCTGATGCCCTGGAGGTTCCAAACTCTATGAACCGATAATACCATGCCTTATTTAGCACGCCTACAGAGTATATCTGAGATCCTCTTGTCTGGAATTTCTTCTTAGCTTTGCGAATAGCAATACTAGATCTAAGCTTTCCAGTACGATAAGGAGCCCCTGCAATAGCATCGCTCTTTATCAAAGTAAGCCCTTTGCGTAAGCTAGGAGCAATTGCCTTTTTTTGGAGCTTGTGATCTAACCGCTTCAATCCAGCAGCGATCTCTCTAGTGCCTGTAAATTTAATGCGAGCGACCATTTACTCAACTTCGTCCGCAGTTAATGTCGCTAAAGCAATCCATTCTCTTCTTCCATGCACAATATGTTGAACGGTTTGGATGTTGTAGACTTGATTTGGCGTGACTGCCAAGTCAATTATTCGCATATCAGTATCCAAAGATATGTCAGGTCTCCAACGTAATCTGAATCTCACAGTTAATGACTCGTTGATTGTTTGAGCCTGGAAGAACTCTCTGCCAGATAACGGCTCAACGCCTGCGTACACAGTTGCAACTTCTGACCAAGCCTCGACTGCTCCGCCATACGCGTCTTGTGAATACGTAAAAGACTCGATTCGAACCCGATGCCGAAGCTTTGAACTTAAAGTACGCGGTGATGCCATAGTATCTGCTCTGCTGCGTTTTTCATGCCAAGCTCATTGTCGTACAAAAACATTACGTATGCCATAATCCCTTCTTTTAGTGATTCCGGCGCGTTGCCTGCTAAAGGAGATCCTGTAAGAGGATAGCCTGCTGTCATTCTAATACGAATTGGCAACGGAGTACAACTAACTGAAGGCCAGCCAGAATTTGTAAAAATCCTGCCGCCAACCGTTGTCGTATCAACCATGTAATCAACATCTTCGACCAGTGTTTGTTCAACGCTAGGCGAAGAAGTGTCGTCGTACTTAATCGAGTCAACAGAAGCTAAAGGCCAAACAACTAGATTAAACTCAGTCCCTGGGAATCGATCAACAGACCATTCTACTGTCTGAGGCATAATATATAGGCCTGTGTAGCTCTCAGCAAACAATGTTGCGGCGCTAATTAATGCTGTGATTCGAGTGTCGTCAGCTGAGTGGTCAACTCTCAACATAGTCTTAGCTTCTGATAAAGTAACTACGCTCACAGTTGGAGCTGTAACTACGGTAATGTTTCCAGTAAGTGTTGCCATGCTAATCCGCTTTTAATTTCTGAATGATGCCAGTCGGCATACGGTAGTAAATCCAGCCAGTCTGGATTTGATAAGATGTTTGTGTAATCTTTGCAAACTATATTCAAGCCTGCCAGCGCTGCCGCAACTAGCGCAGTTGAATTATAACCTATTGCGATGTCGTTTCTTTCTAAAGCTGCTTCAAGTGGTTCATCATATTGCATATTGTTGGGGTGTAACCTTGTTTCATCTGCTTTATGAAGCGTGCCGTTATAGTCCGCTAGAAAAATTGATCTGCTGCCTGTCTTTCTAGGTAAGACATGCGGTGGTTCTCGGCCTTCGCCTTTTGAAAAACTACGACTGCCATCACTGTTCATCCACCCTAGCGAAACGTGGTCAGGATTACCTCTGTAGTAACATCGATCTAATAGTATCACCCTTGGATGATGTAACCAATAATTCTTTGCGTACCAAGGCCCGCTAACAATATGAACGTCCGCCGGTTGAGTAATTTCTGTTGTTGCTATGAAATTATATTCAGTTCCTTTAAAGCATTCTGTAAACCAAGTTGCGTGCTCTCTTTGATGAGTCTGCGCAGGATTGTAGTGTACTGCAATGTCCATCCTTCTGTCTCGTGAGGATCAGGTTTACCATGAAACACAACAACTCGTTGAGTATAATCTACCCCACTTGAGCAATGATACTTGTAAGAAAATACCCCTGGCATTTTAACCCACGAATCTTCAAGAAGTTCCCATAAGTAGCACTGGTCGCCATGCAATCTTTTAGAATCAATCGCATAATTGAATTCATCAAATGGCTTGCGGTAAGTACCGTCCCACGCCATAACGGACGATTGAATTCCACCATGACCAGATCTTGCCCAATTTGCTGGCGCTGCAAATTGGCTATCCGCAAACTTAACTAAGTGATCTAAGTTTCCGGTGATAATGACGTCAAGATCAAAGTACAAGCTAGGACCATCGGCAATATCAAACAAGTTCAACTTGCTCCACCAACCTTCCCAATCAGGTCGAGAAGGCTTGACGCATGTAACGCCTTCTAAGTCGCTGTCGGTCACGCAAATAAATTCGTGACTATATAACAGGTTATTTTTTACCGCTTCTTGCAGCGCGTACACATAAGCCTTGTGATATTTGTTGCCCCAATAGACGCAATAAACTTTTAACAAACTCGGCACCACGTATCATCCGCGCCTAAAGACGACGGCCCTGATTCATCAACTGCTTGTACAACGCCTGGAAACTTAATTTTGTTGTAGTCGTGCCCACATAGTAAGCCGCCAGGCTTTACTAATAGTTCCCATGCCTTAATGTCTGCGCTAACAGACTTGTAGTCATGCTGCGCATCAATGAACACAAAATCAAACTGATAGCTTTGCAACGCAAGCGCTGCTTCATCAGAATAAATATTTAATAGCTTGCATCTATTCCCAACCTTGCAAGTAACTTGATAAAAAGTTTCTCTAATTGCTTGCCAGTTCCACTCTTCGTATGTTTCTGCACCGCAAGGTTGATCGTCCCAAGGATCAACTGAATACATCTCAAGAGTAGGGAATACTCTCAACAAGTGTTCTGTGAACTGCCCTTTTTTGACGCCAACTTCAACGCCGAGCTTTGGATCTTTCTCATCTAGCCAGATGGCAACTTGCTCCCAACGCTTCACAGTTTAACCAACATAAGACTATCACCACTGTTGTTAAGATACATTTTCTCAATGGGCTCCATTTCAATCTCCGGAGGTTGATCTTCTCTATACCGCAGCCGGTCTGTCATCATTAGATATTCAGAACCGCTTGCCTTTATATTGCTAATTGCTGCTTGGCAATGCTCAAATGGTAAATGATTCAGCACCCATAAGCACAATATTAAGTCGCACTTATCGGGTACCTGCTGAATTATGATGTCGTTCATATTCTAATGTAACTTGCGGGTCTGGATGGTCATAAAACCATGGTTGAGTTCTTAGGTCAGTAAAATGTAAAAGCTTCATTCCATCTTTGCACTCGTCTTCACAATTCCACAGCATTGGGATTGTAGTAGCTTTTGGCAGTAAGTACTCTTGAGGCTTGTTCTTGCAGGAGTGCTCGCAGTCAATTACTGCCACCTCTGTTGAGCCATCCGCCATACAAACAAACTTGCCTGCTTGCCGATAGCTCCAAAGCTCTGCCACGTCTCCATAGACGATCATATCGCAATCTAAATAGATTCCATGATTAATCGTATACCGAACATTTGTGAAGCCTGTACAGCCTTCAGGGACTCCAGGGTATAGATGAATAATCTCAACATCTGCATCAGTGTTCTTTAAGATACTTTTTGCAGTCATGCCTTTGATGCAATCAAACTGCTTGGAAATTCCAATATAGACAGGAATCATGAGTACTTACTAATAGCTTCGTCTAAATCCATCATCGGGAAGCATTTCAACGCGCTATCTGGTGTGCAATTAATAATTTTAATTCCGTACTCTTCAGGGTATATTGTTTCCATTTCTTTAATTAAGCCCGTCAACTCGCCATCAGGACCAGTGCGCGGCCAATGTTGCATAGATGAAGGGTACTCGCCAAAGTAGTGGCGCGGCATTGTATAGCTCTTATCATCAAGCTTGCCGCCGTATCGCATATCCCACCCAACAAGCAGCATGACTTTGCAGCCGTAATGATATGCTAGGTTGACAACCTGCGGACCTGAGCCGTGATGTGCTGCCACGCGCGATTTGTCACGCGATAACCCTGGCATCCAGCGCTCTTCTATATAGTTAACCTCTTCCCATCTGTTC